ACGCCCATTATCCGTAAGCGCAGCAGCCGTCAGGTCGGGATCGTCGAAAAGTAGAGGTCGGGCATTATCGTCAGGGGCTATCGCGTGGTGGCCGGGGATGGCCTTGACGGAGATGTTGTCGATTGTGCCTTCAAAAGAGGAAGACGTTAGTTGTATAATCCGCCCTGAAGAGTTTGTTGTGACAAAAATTTCTCTGAGGGTTCCGGTAGCCGTAACATCAGCAATTTTAGTGCCTACCGCATCAACCCATACCTGAAGAGTTCCAGCAGTTACCGTAACGTCCGCAGTAATTTCGTAAGCCACCCCCGCTGTCCACGAGGAATTTTGATAGACACTGAAACCGTATGATCCCGAAGATGCAGTCAGCACTCCTCCACTAATCGTCCAACCAGTCCCCTTGGTCCAATCCGAGTCAGTATCAAACGTCCCATTAGTGACCAACTCCGGCTGGCTCTCTAGGAACTCCTCCATGCTTCCAGAAGCGCCAGATTTATCAAGCATGATCCCAACAGGATCGCCCACCACGGGCTGACCACCAGATCCGTCCCTACCTACGCGAAGCGAAGTCAGATCAGCAGGGTCGTAGAAGACGTTGGTGTTGCTGGCGGCTTCTTCTCCCGCCAGCAAGTTATAGAATTTTCGGCCTAGAGACAGGACCAGTTGGCCCATACTCATAGATAGGTTTAGTCCAAGCCTCATTTTGTCGCCTTAATACAGCGCCACCATGTCAGTCGCCGTAGTTCCTGTTGAGTAAATACGGGTAACCTGTATTGGAAGAAAGCTGCCGGCTAACACACCGGTAAAGGTAATGGCGGTACCAGAGTACGCCATGTCAACTTTGATATCACCAGCACCCCCGACATAAACACCCCGGGTAGGGTTGAAGGTAGTACTGTCGCTCTTCGTTACAGCATTAGCCGTATGAGCGGGCGCTGTCGCGTCCGCTGTACGGTAAGAAGGATTCGAAGCCATTAGCTAACTCCCTATGCAGCAGCTGTTGCGCCTGTGTCTACGCGGATCCAGTTAGAACCATCCGAGAAAACCAAGTTGCCTGTGCCGTTACCTGCGCTTTCTGCGGCCTTACGGGCGTCAGAGGCATACGCTACAACGCCGGCATTTGAAGCGGCAGCAGCTGGAAGGGTAGCAACAGTGTAAGTGGTGACTTGAACGAAGCCGGTGAAACCGTTGTTAGATACAACTGGTCCTGAAAAAGTAGTAGTAGCCATGAAATCTCCTGTCGGGCTAAGTCAGCCGCACCATGCGACTGTCAGGGATAAATCATCATAGCTTGTGTTTTACAAAAAAGAAAGGGGCAGCCGCGTCCGGCCACCCCTTCCCAAATAAAAACCGCCGGAGCTTATGCAGCGCCCGGTGTGCCAAAGACGCTACGCCAGTCGGAAACACCGAAGGAATAACGCTCACGCGCTTTAAAGCGCATGTTACCGGTGTCGAAGTCACCTTCCATTGCCGTTTTGATTGGCGAACGGTTGAAGTACTTGAAGCCGTTAGGCGCATCAGTTTTGATGAAGAACGCATCGCTATCTGTGAGGAAGTGATTGACGCAGATACCGTCTGGAATCATTCCCATAGATTTCATAGCGTTCGTGTCGTTGTCCGCAGTTCCCGGACGCAGCGAAGAGTTGACGATCCGCTCTGCAACGAATTGCAGTTCTTTCGGGATAATCAGTTTCATGCCACGAACCGCGATCTTCAGACCACGCTCGTCAGTCAGACCAGCAATGTCGATCAGCATTTGCTCAAGCGAAGTTTCGTTGAGGTCTGCTGCAACAGACAGAAGGTTGCGCTGGTTACCCGAAAGAGACGGGTGAGCCGCTGAACACAGAGCTGCACCGTCGCCAACAGGGCTTGCAGCGCTGAACGCATTGTTCAGGATAGAAGCAGCCTTGATTTGCTTTGTCTGAGCCATAGAACGGGCCAGAGCTTTGGTGTAGCGAGAAGCCAGACGATCATAAAGATTGTCTTCGATAGCTTCTTCTGTGATCGAGAACGCAAGTGCGATGGTCTCGTGAGTGTAACGAGCTGTGTACGTCTCTTGAGCGTCATCAAAAGTGATGCCGTTGCCTTCCGGTTTAACCGGTGCAGTAGAGAAGCCACCGAGCATTACTTCTTCTTCAAAGGCGCGGTCCGAAGACTCTTCTTCAAAGATTTCAGCGTGCTCGTTCTCGTAACGATCATATTCCAATCCAAACAGTGCGTTTAGACCGGGTTCCAGCTCTTTAGCTAGCTGGGCGCGAGAAATAGCCATTATTTATTCCCCTTAAATGCCGGTTGTGATCGCAGTAGTTTGCGAAGCAAAACCACCAGCGTTGGAGTTGAAGTGAACGTTCAGACGCACAATCAGCGGAATACCTGCCGCTGTGTAGTCGCTGTTAGCCTCGTCATCGAGGATACCAACAATACGCAGTGGAAGAGTAGCCGTCGTAGCAATCGAAGACACAGAAAGCGCTGAGTTAGAGCTTCCGGTGTTTGCGCTGCCCGTACGAGCCGAAGTGCCGAGAGAAGCGTTTGCGAAAACTCCAGTCAGAGCAGTTGCTCGGTCTGTGAGAGAAGCGTCAGACGCAACCTTGAACAGTTGATTTGGGTTGTCCGCAACGAAGGCTTTGACAGGATGATTTGTGTCAACGCTTACGCTGTTTGAACCGGGCCAGTAATTAACAAAGACTGGTTTCTTTGTTACGGAATCTACGTATTCCACACCCATCAGAACACCCAACGGTTGGACAGTGCCACCCGATGTCGCACCAGCATGATCGATGACGCCGGCAGAAGTCGGGACACAGATCGAGTACTGATAAATGGGGTTCGTGTTGTTAGAAGCAATCTCGTACTGAGTTACACCAGTAGAGTTTACACCGCTTCCAACAAGCCCGATAGGACGGAGACCGTAGGCAGTATTAGCATTTGCCATTTTAGTTCTTTCCTATTAGAGCAGCCCTAGTTTTTGGGGCCGCCAAAAGTTACACGAGATTGACGATCAGGTTTGCTAATCGTCATGGTTGAATGAGAGTTCTCGCGCATCATGTCGTGGTCCACCGCTTGCATTTGGTCGCGACTTTTAGAGTCGAAATAAGCAGTTCTTTCTGCAATGGTTTCTACAGGCAATCGTGCAAGAATTAATCCACCTACACCGAACACACCCTCGTATTTCCCAGACTCAATGACAGGAAGTTCAAAATCAGGGTACTCGTCTTTACGAACAAGTTCCCAACCTTCCCGAAGTTTTGCACTAACGTTCTTAGTGTCGTCAAAACCACGCATCTCTGCACGGATCCAACGGTGTTTGAAGCCGTCTGGGGCTTGTGGTGCGTCTAACATAGACGGGGGAGCCCAAGGCTTTCTAATAGCCTGTTTCTCCCGGGTTTTGTTGGCGCGAGAAGTTCTGTTGACCGTAGTCTTTGCTTTGGTTTCTTCAGTCATAATCATTACTCCTTCACGTATTTCGCATATTCTTCAAGCGGCACACCCAGTTTTTTCGCTATTGCGACTTGGCTCGGGGTGAGACGAACCTTTCTTCCATTACTGCGCCCAGTTGATGTTCTAGAGGCTCCAGCAACCGTCTGAGCGGGTCGTTTGCTATTGCCGGAAAGCTTATGCGGAAATTCACCCGCAATACGCTTGTCAAGCTCATTATAGTAATCATCTGTCTGCGGGTCAAACCCCTCATCCTCGACGAGCTTTTTGTGGATTCCAAAGGCCGCATATGTCATGGCCTCGTCCTGTCCAAACCAGCTATTTTTAACAGCCCACTGCTCTGCTTTAGGGTCGGGGCGTTTAGGAGCAGCTTGCTGCCGTTGTTGCGGCTGTTGAGCATACTGAGCTTGTTGCGCTTGATAGTATTCAGCCTGCTGTCTTTGGCGATCCGCCGCCACCGCCGCCCGCTGCGCCCTTTCTTGCTGAAGCGTAAGAGCCGTAAGGGTCTTTTGCGCTTCCACCGTTTTAGCCGTGTCACCCAGATCCATAGCACGAGCTAAGTTCTGCTCGGCCTGCTGAATTTGAGTGTTTACGCGGTTTTGCACTTCAGACACATAACTTGTATCCAAAGCGTCCATACGCTGCTTGAGAGTTTGCGCTTCGTTTTGAACCTGCTTTGCGTAGTTGATAGCTTCCTGCTCTCTACGCTCGGCTTCTCTCATTTTCTTGGTAAGACGATCAATGCGCTTCTGTGTAGAAGTCTGCGCTTTGTCAAAATTGTCGTCTGCTTTTTGTTCTTCAACTACTTCAACCTCCGGGGCTTCCGTAGCTTCGACCTCGACTACCGTTTCTTCCGGTAAGTCCAAGTCCATTTGGGCTTCGTCACTCATATTTACCTCTAGATGTGATGGATGTCTTCCGGGTCTAATATTTTTGCCAATATCTCATCATCGTTGAGTATTCGCACTTCACCCCCGTCAATGGTGAAACGGGAACCGGCATAGCGGGCAAACATCACCCAATCCTTTTCCTTACACCACGGACCCGACGGGAATTTCTCTGTGTCCTGATAAGCGAGCGGGCCGACTTTTAGTACATACCCCGCTTGTGTGCCGATCTGGCTTTTTTCTTGCACATCATCCGGCAAGAAGATACCGCCTTCGGTCTTACCCTTACCACGGTATGGCAGAATCAATATCCGCCAGCCTGTGGGGCTGGGTAGTCGCTCTAATAAGGACTTACCTATCATATCTGGGTTTAGTCGCGGTTTTTCCGCGTAAGCTTCGGCAAGGTTTTTTACACCTTCTTCGATAGCTTTCAAATCTAGCTTTGTATCCTTAGTCATCGGATTGCTCCTGTTTATCTAGCAGGCCCTTGAGTTCCCGTTCCACGTGATTCAGGGCGTCAAGATTGCCCATAAGCTCACGATATTGCTCCATAGACTTGACGTTCCCGAAGACCATCAAATCAGCTACCGCTTCACGTCGTTCCTTAATTATTCGGAACACCGCTTCGGCAACATAGATTACATCCATTCACACCTCTCTTAAAACATCACCGTATGTGATATAATAAGACATATCTGCTTTTTATGCGATTTGAAAGTGCGGTGCGTCAATAAAAACACGTCTTTTTTGAGATCGGCGTAAATCTATGTAGTCGTTTCTTGCATCCTCCATGTCTTCGGTCCAACAACAAATGTCAGGAAGGTGCCAAGCACCACCCCAACAAAGCTTAACGCCCTCTTCTAGGGCAGCAGTATGCATTGCATCCGCAATCTTGTCGTAAAGGGGCATTTCCCACGACACCCGACCGCCCACATAAGCGACCAAATCCACCGCCAGCCCCTCTAAATGCTTTGACTTAAGGGTCTGGCTAGCGCCTTGTTCTACAAGCTTTTTTTGCTCCTCAAGGGTGCGAAGGCCGCAGGTGACACCAAAATCCACTGTCGTAAGAGTGATTGCTTTCTCTACAACTCTCACAAGATCGGGATGGACACCCTCTAAACGACCAAGACTTCTCTTCGAAAGCTTGAAGGTCATTGCGTCAAACCCTTTGTCTTCTCAAAAGTTCGTAGACCACCTAGTCCAAGCATACCAAGAAGAACCGTCATCAAGCTCTCCATCTCAAACTCAGGAAGAGGGGGCGTCTCAACTTGAAACATTGACGTCATAAACAAAGTAACAGGCAGGCCTACGAAGTGCCAAGCGAGGGCAATACCGCAAGTCCAACCAACAAAAGGACGCCAGCCCGCCACAAAAATATTCCGGCTCTGCGCTTCGGTCTTGTTTACCTCGATCTGGGCAATAGTAAGCTCTTGAGCATGTCTTTGCGCCATAGTAGCCACTTCGTGGGCTAAAAGAGCCTTTTGGTCCTTATCTTCAATAAATTTATCTAACAGACCCGTAATTGGGCCAATAAGTTGCTCAATCATTTCTTACGTCCTTCTACTCATCCAAGCGGAAACACCCATATAACCGCCAACAATACCCGCCATAGAGATGTAAAACATGCTCAAAACTTCAGACAAAGCATCAACACGTTCAATAGAAACCAATGGGCTAAATAGCAGCGCGGTGAACAAGTGAACCGCAAACAACGATACAAAAGCCATCTGTTTCTGAGCACGTAGCTTTCTTATCTGAGACTCCGTTTCCGCAAGCATTGTAGCCGCTACCGCCTCGTCGTCCGAAACCACTCCGTCTTTGTCCAAGTCGTATTCGTCAAACCTTTTGGACATTACTGACCTCGTTGTTTTAACAACTCACGTTCCATAGCCGAATCAATCCGAGCCTGCGTTTGACGCTCTTGAGCAGCCAAGCGTTCATCAAACTGCTTAGAACGCATTGCCAAGGACTGAGCATCCAGAGCGGCCTTCTGCTGATCCATCGCCGCATCATTCTGCTCGGCTTGTTGCTTGATAGCCAGTTCCTGCTTCTTAAGCTCGATAAGTGGGTCAGGCTGACCCGCACCCGTAAGCTGTGCGCTGATCTGTTGAAGCTGCTGCATACCCTGAGAAATCAACTGAGCAGTCATCTTTTCAAGTTGTAGCATCTGCTCTTCCGTAGCCGGCTGGCCACCAGACTGCTGAACCTGCTGGATCAAAGCTGCCGCAGCCTGCTCCTGCGCCGCCACCTTAACATGCTCCATAATATGCTTCTGCAACGCAATACCCACCGCAGGAAGCTGCGCAACCATAGGAGTATTAGCAAAGATAAGGTGAGCCATAATATGCGCCTGATGATCCTGACCCTCAAACACACGCAACGGTAAATTGTCCAAAACGTTAATGTTCTCTTGTGCAGGGTCCGTGGGCCGTGGTTCTTCGTCCGGCATCCGCTTCATAATACGGTCTACATCCGACACACCCAACGCGGTGTACATATCACGGAACACTTCGTGCATATTGTGAAGCTCAGGAGCCTGAGAAGCCAGCTGAAGCTTTGTCTGAGCCATAACAATACGCTGAGACTGACTAAACACATTCGGGTTGCTAATAGGCAACACATCAACACGGTCGTCAAAATCCTCTGCCATGATGGTCTCATCACCACCCTCGACAGAATAGGGATACTCCTGCGGCAAGCTTTCAGCCATCACCCGAGCAAGGATCTTGAACTCCTGACGCATCGCGTAGTGCAGGCGCTTGTGAACAGCGCTCATAACCCGCGCACCTTGCTCCAGCATAGCAAAGGTCGTACCAACAGCCGCCTGCTCGTTACCGTCGCCCACCTTCATATCAGTAATAGTCGCGAACCGCTGACCAGCCTGAACAACAAAACCAAGAAGGTTAAACAGCGTTTGGTCCGGACCCTTGAAAGGAAGAGGCATCAAGCTGTCGCGAATGGCACCGCCCGGCGCGTCAACGTCACGGAACTCACCGGGCTGGAGCGGATCATCGTCGTCTCTGATCCGTAGGCCACGGGCCTTGAAACCTGCTGGGAGGTTCGACAGCGTACCCGCATCAATCAACTGACGAAGCGCAGAAGTAGCTGTTCGGGACAATCCGCCAATCGTGTGAATAAGTCCAAGGCCGTAAAAACCTAGACCCGGAAGGAACTTATAGTGCGTGAAGTACGCAATTTTTTTCTTCTGAGGATCGTCTTCGCGATAGTTACGACGGATCGATAGAATAGACCCGTTGTCCTGAGATATGGTTACGACATAAGGTATCTTGATACCGGTAGGCTCGCCGTTATCATCGAGGTCTTCAAAACCCTCAATGTCCAAATCTACGTGGCACTCTAGCAGTGTGCAGTCATAATCAATCTGAGAGGGTGAAAACCCGTCAATGCGGTCTATTTCACCCTGAACAGCAGAAATCTCCGACTGGCCCGGAATAACGTCAACATCGCTGTAAAAACCCGATAATTGACGCTTTTTAAGGTCATTTAAAGACATTCTGAACACTTGAGTGATGTTCTGGCAGGTCTCTAGATCAGAGGTTTCATACGGTACAATAAGGTTTTCGGCCGGTACAAACTTACTAACGGCACGTCCTAGCGTCTCATCAAAGTAGGTTTTCTTGAAGCTGGAACCCGCCAGAGGCAGGTAAAACAGCATTTGGTCCATGTCCGGCGTGTAATCTTCCATTACATCGGTGATGTAATAGTTCATAAAGTTCTTTACGCGGCGAGCCTGAGCAGTTTTTGCACGAGTCTCCTTGCCCATAACAACTGTTTTGACAGGACCACCCGCAGGAAGAAGCTCATTAAAAGCTTGTGCTTGGAACTGTGTGGCAGCTTCCGCCAAAAGCGGGTGAGTTACACCTGACGAGCCTCGAAATGGTTGGGTGCGCTCTTCATAAGTGAAGCCGAGTAGCTCCAAGCCCTCGGAGTAAGCGTCTTCCCACTCCTGACGGCTTGATTTGTTAGCATCAAACTGAGACAACAGATCACTGCAAATAGCCTGAAGCTCTTGCTGTCCAACCTGATCTGCAATGTTGTCGTAAAAGCCACCCTCTACCATCGTTATTTCAATGGGATCAAAGTCAACCGTCACACCACCGTCTTCATCGGTGATGATCTCCACTTCGCCCGCGTTTTCGATATCCATCTCAGCATCAATACCGACCTGAGACCCGGGAAGCTCTAACTCGATTTCAGCCTGTAAGTCCAGTGGATCTAACTGCGACGGAATAGACGAATCCATCAAGCTGCCATTAGAGGTTGGAAGAGGTTTTCTAGCCACGAGATCTCCTTAAAATAATGATCCAACGCCTTCTTCAGCCTCTATTTGAGGCCTGTTGCGGCGTCTGGCAAGTCTTTCTTGACGTAACTGACGTTGAGAAGCACCGAAGCGATCCTCGTAAAGATCCAAACCAATACCTGATTCGGGGTCGGCCACACCTTCCATAACACGCTGCAGCTGTTGCAGAACAAGGTCATCTGCGGTTGCTGCAAGGTATGCAATGTCAACATCCCTCAAACCCGCTTGACGCATTATAGCAAGACCCGCAGCACGATTGCGGTCGTCTCTGGCAACTTCATCCTGACGACCAAACAAGCGTCCCATTGTGCCAAAAAAGTTTCTGGCCCGCTGCTGCGTTTCAATGCCGTACTGCTGGGCACCAGACATGGTGGTCAGGACATCACCCCGAGCTTCAATAAGCTCCTGAGCAGTAGGAAGATTAGGGCGACCGGCAGGAGTTCCCTGCAAGCTAGGATCATACCCCAGCTCAACTAGACGCTGACCAAAGGTCGGGTCCTCACCGTAAATGGCCGTGGACCGTGGGTCGCGGAGCTCGGCCCGATCTTCCGGGATGTACGGGCTATAAGCGCCTTCGACGGGTGCATAAAGGTCCTCGGCATACGGGCCTTGGAAAGTAGAGATGTCGCCCCGCAACCTATCGCGAAACGCTTGATAGAGGCCGCGCTCGTCTGGAACTGTTCTTTGTTGAATTATCTCAGCAAGCTGCGGCTCGTAAAACGATTGAATTCTCTCCGCGTCTCTAGCAAGCTGTGTCGGGTCTTTATAGGGATTATCCGCTACGGCAGGCAACACGTCTCGGGCTGAACTTCTTTCTAGGAAACCAAGACCTTTGACTCGGTCTAAGAGAAGTCGTTCGGCCGCAGCATAATCATTTTTCCACTTTGATACAAACTCGGCGGCCGTATCCTCCACAGTGCCTTTGTTGTTCACAAGCATGTCTCGAGCGCGAGAAGGTTCTATTCCCAGCTCATTAACATAAATATTGTATAAGTTAGCGTTAGGTCTATTCTGAGCGGCTTTCAGGACTCTCTCTGCTTGAGTGGCTCCCTGCTGATGATACATGTAAAGTTCATAAGGCTCTGGGTCTCTACCAAAGTCACTACGTATCTGGTTGGTGGAATCTACAGCAAGTCTGGCGGCAGCGTCTGCCGAGGCGGCAAAGTCGGTTCTTTTATCAATGATGTTGCCGGCTCTATCTATGTAGATAAGTCCATATTGACCTGCCGTACTACCATAAATACCAAACGTACTTCTTCTTCTGTCTATAGGTTGATACTTAAGGTTTGTGTAATCAATCGGCGCGTAAGACCCATCAGGTCTTCTTTCAGGTGGAATAACACCTAAAAACTTAGCCCAATTAGCTTTACCCCGCACACCCATCGGCCGGTCTCTTATGACCTGTGATACATGTGTATAGCCGGGGGAATTACCGATGAACTGTGCTCCCCCTAGAGCACTAGACGTCGATGGAGTCGCATAAGGATCAAAAGAACTTTCAATGAGGTGTAGCGTTGCTAGAAAATTAGGCGGAAGATTCTTTTCCTGACCCACGCGATCTACGTAAGAAACATAGTCCTGTCGGCTAATTACGTTGTCTTCAACCCAACGACGGCGTCTACTATTTGTATTTTTAAGCTGTTTTATAGCATCCGGCATTTCCGGAGGAAGCGCACTATTTGAATAAGTGAGTTCCGGGGCCCCTTCTACACTGTACCTTGCATCAGCAGTACGGGCATACAGATCCGGAGCATATTTCTTGATTAGTGGATCCTCATCAGAACCCTCTTCATAAACCTCTTCATAAAGCTCTTGAGTAGGGGTCGGTTGAGCTTGCTGATGCTTTATCTGGAAAAAAGGAGAAGCCCCTTCCGTAGAAAAATCGGTATAAGTTTCGGAAAAGGATGGTCTCGTAATATCGGGAGCAGTATCGGGAAAGACATCTTCCGGTCGAAGCCCCTCTGAGATACGAGGATACGGGTCGGATTGAACATATTCTTGAAAAGATAACCCAGACGGACCCGCATAAGCTGCTCCGGTGGGGTCCGGTCTACCCCCATCTGGATATAGAACCTTTGAAAGGTCTACCGGTACCTCAAGATCTCCGGCATATTCAGCCAGCCGATTTTCTTCGTAATACGGTGCCTCGTAAGACTCCAGAGCCTGAAAAGGGTCTGATGTGTCCTCCACAGCCGGGTTTCTACGAATAGGTGAGTAACTTAAATAATCTTCGTAAGCGCCTAGACCCGTGCTTCGGCTAGAAAAGTCCTCTTCTATGGATTCCGGGTAAGCGGCTCTGCCGGTCGGTATGTTGGATAATAGCTCGTTCAGTTTTTCGGGCCAGCTCCGAACAGAAAAATAATCGTCCGCGGGACTCGGACCCCACCGGACAAGCTTATAGGGAACTTCTTCAGACATTTAGGCACCTCTAGATAGGAGAAAGTAACTACCGGCGAGGTCCTACCGTGCTGTTGTAAATCTGGTTCTGCTCACGAGCAAGAGCAGCATTTTCTACCTCTTGGCGACGGCGATACTGAAGATCCTCTATTTTTTGTCGATTTATACGATCCGATTCACGGGCACGAGATATATTCATCAAGTTTTCTAGGGTCAGCTCTGCGCGATACTGTTCTAAAGGCTGCCTAAGTGCGCCGTCTTCTGTCACACCTCGGTAAAAAAACTGGCCCCCTTCGGTCTCGCCCAACTTACCATTACGCATCTCATAAGCAATGCGAGTGTCCGCTTCCATCGCTGCACGGGCCATGTCTTCCTCAGTCACATTGCCGGGAGGCAGGGGAAGAGAAGGACCAAGACCACCAAACATTTTCTGGATCAAGGCAGGAGGCTCATTTGGCATTGCCGGAGGAACCATATCTGGCGTGACCATACCACCCTCTTGATACTTCCGAACCGCACCACCATACCTAAAACGGTCAACAGGGTTTTCCGCCATCGGATCACGGAAGCCGCCTTGTTTACGAACGCGTTCGCGGTTTATAGGCTCAAACACGTTTTGTGTAGGAGTCTGCATCGGGTTCATTTCACCCTGACGGTCGGGGCGTGGGCGATACGCGCCGATACCCGCTCCGGGTCCTACATAACCAGACCGATACGCCGTTTCTTCCTCAGCAAAAGCATTGCGCATACCCGCGTCATACTCCTGCTTGCTGATAGCTCCCATTTCATACGCCCGACCAAGCTCTTGAATAATAGCGGTTATTTCAGCTCTGGTCTTAAAAGGGGCTCGGCTTCTGTCAGATCCGACACTGGTGGTTTGCATTACATTAGCTCCTCAGCTCAATAATAAGCCCTTACCTTTGTAGAGTTCTCACTAGGCTCCCAACCATCCGTAGGAAGCTGAATGAAATTACCCTGACGGTACCTCATAAGAGCTTGAGTCATACTATCAACAAGGTCATCATACTCGCCATTCGGGAAAGCTGCAACCTCTTCTATTAACTCCTCCGCAAACGCTTCGTCAGGAGCCCAGACCATCCCCGCCTCAAACAAAGGAGACACACTATGAACCCTCGTCAACTTGTCATTACCCTTAGAAGGCGTGAAGTTCACAACAGGTATGCCAACGTTCCGTAGTTCGTGGGTCAAAGGCAAACCACTCGCCTTAGCCTCAACAATGACGGTGTCGGGGTCCCAAAACTTCCACTGATCAAACGCAAGCTGCTTCAACTCAGGAAAATCCCACCGACCCTTCTTACTATCAAGCAGAATCAGATGGGGCCCCTCACCCTCTATAGGATAAAATACACCCCAAGTCGTAATCGCACTGAAATCCGCCGTCTCACGCTTGGAAAACGCCGTATCATAACTCTGAATGACATATTGTAGCTGAGGGACCGTCTTACCCTCCCACTTATTCCACCAATCACGAGGAATAATCGCATTCTCCTCACCCGTGGGGTTCTGCTGATACTGCGCATTCCACTTGCTCGGGGGAATAGATGCACGGACCGCGGATAAATCCTCAAGAGACCAGAACTCAGGCCAACAAGGCGTCTCATCATCAAAAATAGCAGGCAGTTCAATAACTTCCCACTGATCCGCCTTCGGATCTTTACCCATCTGCTTGATTAATTGACCCGTCATGTCCTTCTCAGACCAACGAGTTTGAACCAAAACAATAGATCCACCCGGCTGAAGACGCTGTCGGGGGCCCCCAGTGTACCAATCCCACGCATCCTCAAAACCATTCGCACTCATAGCCGTCTGCTCCGAGTGAGGATCGTCAATAATCACAAGATCACCACCACGACCCGCCAAGTTGGAACCCACACCAACCGCATAGTACATCCCACCAGCGCTCGTGTCCCACCGACCAGAAGCCTTACTGTCCGCAGCAAGCTTAACCTCCGGGAAAATCGTCTTGTACTCGTCACTATCAATCAAATTCTTAGTCTTACGACCAAAATTTACCGCAAGCTCGGTCGTGTGAGTCGCCTGAATGATCTTCATCTTCGGATTACGGCCCATCATCCACGCAGGAAACAGAAAAGAAGCAAATTCCGACTTCGTATGACGAGGAGCCATGTTGATTATAACACGCTTTAACTCACCACGGGCCACGCGCTCTAGCTTTTCAGCAATGATTCTATGATGACGGCCCGCGATGAACTCCGGCCAGACAGTTTTTACAAAAGTTAAAAAATCATTTTGGCAAGCTTCGTTCTTTTCCAGTAGTGCAAGCCGCAATCGAAGCTTTAATTCTTTCTCGTTGTAGTCTGATAGATCTTCTGGATTCATCCGGGGGACCCTAAGCTAAATATATGCGATAAGATGTCTTTTTATCATAGTTAACGTTCATATGGAATAACTCATAATTATTTGTGAGAAACATGGACCTTGCAGCCGTCCGACGAAGCGGGCGGGCCGAGGTCGGTATGCAAAAATGCATAGCAGGTATGCATCGGTGCATGACCCGATATGCCGGGGCCCCGGGCCAAGATTGCAATTATGCATGGCAGCTATGCGCGGTACTAAATTACCGGGTCAATAGTTGCAATTGCAACCAATTCCCGGGTCAATAGTTGCAATTGCAACCAATTCCCGGGTCAAAACTTTACCGGGGACCACGGATCAGGAACCGCGCACCCAGAACCGCGGATCAGGAACCACGGACCACGGATCAGGAACCGCGCCTAGCGCGGTAAGTTTTAGGGCTTGCGCGGCAGGGCGCGCGGCGCATGTTTCACTGTCAAAAA